ACCTGTCGTCAGAGGAGACGGAACATTCAAGAGAATATCTTTATAAGTTCTGCTTGTTTGTTGTAGATAAGTCAGTTCGTTATTAAACACCCCCGAGTTACTGCCGTTTCTTGTGAGTAACTGGGTCGTTAAAAATCCCATCTTGCCTAGAATAGTATTTCTGATAGTATCATCAGTCCAAGTAGGATAGGGGGTAGTACTTGTAATTTCTGAACCTTGCGTTATTAACCCTTGTCCTAAATAACTTAAAGTCGTTGTACTATTATCTCCCTTCGTTAATATAATTTCTTCTATTCCTACACCACAATAACTATCCAGTATGCTTCCTTCAACTTGTGTAATATTAGGAAATCCAGCTTCTAGAAAATCACTAGGAGTGGGTAGCGTGATAAGACTTCTTGCTATAGTACCCGTCGTATTGATATTAACGACTTGACTATCAGGATTATTTTCTGCTATTAAAGATCTTTGTGATCCTTGAATTCCACCATTTCCTATATCGATAGGCGTATTCAGTCCTGATATTTCAAATCTACTTAAGGTAGGGTTATAATTTATACTCGGATTACTCGCCCCGCACATAACAAATTGAGGATAAGTTTTAGTCCCTGATGTTACTATAAAATTATTATTTTCAAAAGTAGCAGCATAATTTAAATTATATACCATTCCGCATTCGTTTCTAATACAAGATACATCTAATCCCATTTGAGAACCATACGGACAATTCATTCTATCAATCTGCCATTTGTTATTTGCGTCTGAACCATTTAAATCAGGGTTATACGCTCCTTCACCTAGTGTTAAATGAGATCTATAAGCGATGAATGGTCTCCCACCGTGCTTGTCCCAGTCAGATCCTTTTTCAGGAAACATAGGAATTACCGCAACATCATATTTTTTTGCTAGTGCTATTAAGCTATCAAAAGTCTGATAACCATATTTTGCGTCTGTATAATTTCTAACAAAGGCATCTTCTTCTGTCTGAGTAGCACTATACCTAAATTTATACGCATCTGCTTGACTTTGTAGATGAGTAAAAGAATTAGAAAACGTACTATCATTTTTATTTCTATAATCAAATTCATCTCTCCATCTGCTTGTGACAACGATACTGGATAATTCTAAACCATCATTATACAAATTCTCTCTGTGTTCTTGATAATCTATATTAGAGAAAGGTATCGTTCCTTTTGCGTATCCGCTACTTGCGACATTTATAACATCGGTTGTTAGTCCTCCTTTGTTAAATTCTAACCAAGTAAGAAATCTTTTTCTTTGATCTTGCGCGTTATCTACCAAAGTTCTACCAAGAGATTGATAATCTTCGTATAAACATAGATCAAAGGCAATCGCTAAATCTTCCATTTGTTCTGCCGTTAATTCGTCATTTACAATAGTATTTGAACTTCTTCCATAGTATCTTTCTGCTATTTTAAATCCATCTGCTATTTTCTTTACTGTATCTTCGGTATAATATACATTACTCAATATCCACTCACCTTGCGCCCAATCCACTCTTCCGTTAGTGGTATTTGTAAAATCAGTCAGAATAGTTTGATTTAGACCTACATTTCCTATCGTTTGACCTGTAAAACCATCATATCCGTTGAAGTCTCCTCTATTTACAGCCTCTTCTGTTCCGCTATGTAATTCATTATTTTGGTCGTTTTGATCTAAACCATAAAAAAAGTCTCTTGTAAAATGTAATCCTTTCATCTTATCAAGATTACTCCACACAACATTATGATAGTAAGTTCTTCGTCCTGAACTAAAACCTGAAAGATTGTTCTCACTTGTTTGTCTGCTATTTGCTGTATTACAAGGCATAGGCTGATACAGAGGCGTTTGTATAATCGTCGGAGTTACTTCTTTACTGTCTTCGTCGTTCCCTACAACCATCTCTAAATACAACCCTGACAAGAAACGAGATTTAGAAAAATCTTGATTTAATCTTGTGGGTTCGGTTAATTGCTGAGTTAGAATAGTTCCGATGGTATCAGGATCTGATAAACCAATAGGTACTTCTAAATTAACTAATGATTTTCTTTTAGTAATTGATGGAGTAAGTCCTATTATGCCTTCAAAATTAATTTGACAACCTGTATAATTGCCGTCTTGAAAGTAGTATCTTTTTCCGTCAGGACTACACTTTTGTTTAGAAAAAATATTAGCATTCGTCAGAGTTACTTCTATATCTTGCCCCTGACTTGGGGCAGGGACAGTTGAACTGACAGGCGTTTGTAATCTAAGTCGCTGTTTGCTACTGTCCCCATAAAGCGCGGTGGGAGAGGGATTGACATCAGGACTATCAAAATACCTACCGACATTTGTTACTTCGATCCTTGTAGGTATTCCCTGATTAGTTCCCTCTGATGTAACTTCTAAAACCTTGACACGAAATCCCCATTCACCAGCAGGGAGTGGAACTAATTGAACGTTAGGTGGTTCGCTTCCGTCAAACTCTAAAGTTTGTGCCTTGTAGGTTTCTCCTTCTATATATCCGATCCCAGTTTGAGCTCCAGCAATTTTTGATAGTTCTACTCTGTATAACAAAGCATAATCTAATTTACCATTTGGTTGTACGAATTTATTTGTAGAGTTCGCCCCAGCCTGTGTTTCGTGAAATCCAAATTCTCCCAATCCTCTATTTAATAAATATTCTTTCGTCGCAAACTTAGGAGTAGTATCATAACTTCTAAAAATCGGTTGATTTTTGAATGGTAGAGGTATTATATTTCTTCCTGTATTATTGATATAATACGAAAATTGTAATCCTATTTTGTTATCGATAAAACCATTTTCATTTGTAGAACCTGAGAATTCAATTGTCTGCGTAGTACTACCAATTGTATTGATTGCAGTACTTTCGAGATTAATTACATCTCCTTTTTTGATTAAGATACCACTACTATTAACATTATTAGTCCATTTGTTTTTATAAGTATCTCCGTCTTCGTTGATGCCTGCTCGCAATCTATTACATTCTAGTAAAGTGTAAGATGTCGCTTCCATCGTTTTAAGTTTATATATAATTGTTTTATATATAAATTTGTAGTTTAATCTGAAAGTAGAATTTCTCCATCACGCAAAAGCATTTGTCGTTCCACTCCACAGAAAACTCTCAATTTCCTAACATCGTCGTCGCCCTGAACTCTGTTATATGTCTTCTGTAGAATAATAGGTTTCACACCAACTTGAGTACCATTTCCGAGAGTTTCGAAACCTGTCTTTGTAAGATCAAGACCATCGTAATGAAGATGTCCTCGAAGATCATTTGAAACATCAGTATTAGTAGCATTCGGTAGTTGATGACCTTCAACAAGTCCGATGAAAACGCTATTTTGATTGAGAGGCTGAGTAATGCTATCCTTGTCAGTATCGCAATCAAAAGAGTACAACTGACTTGGCATCATAAGAGGAGAACCAAAAACCTTTGCCACTTCGTCATATTGCCTTGTAGAAGACGCCAGGTCTCTATCAAAAGTTCTTTGGTCGTTAATCCGATAATTAAGTTCGCAAGGTATCTTTTGATCCTTTGAAAAATATTGTCCGAGAGTAGTATGAGCTGTACCTGATGGTTTATCACTTATCAGAATATTCCGAACAACCTTACCTGAAACGGCAAGTTTTCGTTCTATAACTTGCTTCTTCACGACGCCAGCACCAACGCCCGAGGCGGAAACGTCTGCAATAGTTGTGATCGTATCGACATATGGGAAACCCATTCCTTCGCTTGAGAAAATCCTCTTCGATTGTGCGTCCATTCGTTCTTGTGTGTAGTACAAATGATCGGAGATGAACTTGATATTAGATGTAGAAACAGTAACAGTAGGGGAAGCGGTAGATCCTTGCTTTCGGCAACAAATAGTGCCAATATCTCCAGCAGCAACCTGTGTGTTAAAGTTGATTTCAAGATAGATATGTTCTTTAATAGCAAAGAGCGGAAGAGGACGAGACTTCATCATAGGGATCAAAGTCGAAAGAGGAACACTAAAAACTGGAGTAGTATCATCTGAAGTTGTAGGCTTAATGAAATCAGGAACATTAGCAGTTCTATTGGCATCGGCAACAGCAGAGAGGTCGAGTTGCATATCTCGTGGGACAATCCGACCCACTTCGTCGGCAGCAAACCGATCCATAATTGAACCTGACTTCACCATCTCTACATATGCACGATGATCGGGGTGCATAACTTGTCTGACAATAGACTGATAGTGTCCGTATTCTTCCGTCGATGCAATAACTTTACCGCCAACCTTCAGGAATACAGATTTAATAAGAGAATGTATCCCAAGATTAAGAGGGAAAAATAGATCAGACGAACCTGTAACGGCAAGTTGAACCATAGAACCGCCGTCGAGAATTCCAGTTCGCGGAATTTGGAACACGGCCTGTTGCTGTGTAATCGTGATGGGATCTAAAACGGTTGTACTGATCTTCATCGTTTCAATATCTTTAATCGTACCAAAATCGAGAGCTTGGGGAACAGACATATTTTTATATAGTAGATATATAAAAAATTTTATTTTTTTTTAATAAATTATTCATCATTTACGACATAACCATAATGCCTTGCGGAGAATATTGAAGAGTATTCTTTGACAAAACGTACGAATAGACGCTATTAGGAGACTTACCGTCAAGAGTAGATTGAATGCGAGTACTGTACGCAGAACCACGGAAGTCCATACCCACATCTGAGAACCTATCCACAGCGAGACCGATCGCAAAATTCCTAGCGCCGCTATCCACGGTTGTGCCTTGCTGAAGTCCTGATTTCTGATAGATAATCTGATCGCCTCCACCGAAGCCAAGAAGCAACGGTTGAGACAGAGTACTCTTGATAGTACCTACCTGTTTGACGGCATCGAGACTGTTAATCATGACGCCCGTCTCGGGTCGCTCGGCAGCAGATTGCGTTTCACAAACAAGATCGTAATCCAATCCCAACTTGACGCCTGCCCTCGAAAATCCCACGCGCTTCAGAGTAGTAGCGGTATCATAAACAACCCCGCCTGCTCCTGTATTGAGAAGTTCTCCTGTGGAAAATCCATCGAAACCATAATTATTTGCCTGAGTAACTGGAAGGAAATTGTGGAAGACAGAAAGAACATTAGATTGAGCGAGATTATAAGTCTGCGTACTGTCAGCACTATCGATAACAGAGTACAAGTTAGTGTAAGAATTGTAAGAAAACGCTCCAGTTCCAGCAATCGCCATCTTGCTCTGTCCTTCCGCATCGAGAATTTCCATATCGCCAGTAAGAGAAAGATCCGAAAGTTCATAAGACGCGCCAGTACCGTCTCCAGCATTTCCTCCAAAGAGAACCTGCTGATCGGAAGCAAGTTCAAAAGAGAAATGGAGACCACGAACGCCGTTTTGTCCGAGAGGAATGAGATTGCCACCCATCAGGAGACCCGAGTAGATCGGCAGAGAGAAACTCATAGTGTTGTTCTTCATAACAGAAGAAGATACCCTCAGACCAGTATTCTGAGAAACTAGACCAGCCTGACAAAGAAAATCTTGACTGTCGTGGGTCGATGGGAGAACTGTAGCGGCGAGACGACCGTATTGTCGAACACTCTCAAGGGTAGAATTTGTATCATTTGAAGAAATATTCACATTCTGAAAACACGAGTGAATACCTACTCGAGAGCTACATTCTACCGTCCCTGCGGCTCTGCCTCCGACAAGAGAAGAATTATTGGGTCGTGTCCCATCTCCCTTCTTAACGGTGAATTTACCATTCAATCGGAGCGTTGATGGTCGGAGGTTCTTATTAGTAGAACCAATCGAAAAAGTAATAATGGGATTACCTGACTTGAAGCTGTAGGTGTTATTCGCTGGTTGATTTTGGGGAAGTACCTCAAACTTTTCAATAGAAACAACCGACATTTTATATAGTAGATATATAAAAAATTTTTTATTTTTTTAATTATTCATCTCTCATATTATTATATAACAATTTGAATATTTCAAAATCCATCACTATTTTGACATTAGATCCATCTCTTTTGACGACCCTTTTCCTTTTCCTTTTTCTACTTTTTTTGGGGGTGCTTTCTTTCCCTTGGGCTTATACGATGCCTTTGCTACACTCATAGCTTCCTTGT